AGGGATGTAGCACTCAACGAGCTTATCAGTGACGGCCATCCATTCATCTCTCATCGAGGGGATAGATGATTCTGCGTATTCGTACCTGCCTATTCGAAACGGAGCAGAGTCTTCGATCACGAAGAAGACGAATGATGCTGGCTTTCCCCTTGCCTGCTCTACTCCGATTCTGTAGTGGGCGTCTTGGAGCCAATACTTGAACCTCCTTGCAATGCGCCAAAAGTCATCTGGGCGTGACTGACTTGAGAACTTCAGGTCATAAATGATGACACGGTCGTCGAGTTCAGCCAAAAAGTCTGGCTTGCACTTAAATCGAATTCCCCTGTCGTCTTGCCAAAGGACTGGCACTTCTCTTTCAGTCGTTGACTCAATCAGCATTCCCAGAATCGACTCTCTTACAGCAGATGCGCAAGCGTGAATCTTGTCTAGATCTCTACCCTTGATCGCATAAGCTGAGTACCTTTTGCACTCCTCTTCGAATTCCTTGGAAGCTTTGGGGTTTATCGCCCCATTGCTTTTGAGGCACCCCCGAGGGTACGGCCTAGCAACATCGCTGATATCCCTTCCTTCTAAGAGGACTTCGTGCATTATAGACCCGAAGTGCGTTGCGTTCGAGAACTTCTTCGCAGAGGTTCTCTTTACAAAACAAGACTCGTATTCCATCGGGCTGTCCACAAAAACCGATATCATCGACTTTGAGACAAAGCTGAAATCATCGTGATAATCGCCTTTTAAGGATAGTTCCATCCTAACCTTCTTGTTTGATTGCTGGCTTCATCCTGATTGCCTCCAGATCAAGCCTACGGTTTAGCCCATACGTATCCCGAGCTTCGTCTATAGCGTCCTGTGCAGTGTCTGCCCTGACCCGGCAGACCTCTCTATACCACTGCTTCCCTCTTATTGTTCGAACTAAAAAAAGAGGTTTTACCACTTCTTCATAATTCCTTTTGTAAAGGTGTAGAAGGAAGACTTCCCTCGGCTCTCCTTCAGACAACACTCTATAGAAACCAAAGAGTCTACGCAGAATTCTTTTGCTGGTAGCGAGCCTCGGCAGGCCCAACCATCATCGGTCATCAGAGTCACCATCCTCCTGCCAGACCTGTTGACCTTTCCGAGTGATATGACCCTTCCTGTGACCTTCGTTGTCCCACCATCTATTCTTGGTAGTGAATCGTCTGAGACGTTGGAAGATCCGGTCATCTGCTCAAGCAGGTTTTTGCAAAGAACCGCTGCAGAGTCCCTCATTGCACGCCATCGCCAAGCTCTTTCGAATATGGTTATCATTCGAGCAAGCTCTTTGGATGGCCTGTAATATCCATTCCAGACCTGTGCGTATCCGTTCTTTATGAGGACATCTCTGGGCATCTCTACTATCTTTAGAGCGTCTTGAAGTTCGTGCTTCTCGGCTATGGATCTAAGAAACTCCTTCTTGCCGAGTTTGGCAGGTGGAGCAGAATCCCTGTATGAAAAATGATTACTAGCCACTTCTTCTCCTTCTGTAAAAGAACCCTAGCCACCGACTTGGGCAAGGCGTGATTTGTCGGCAGCTAGGGCTTGGATTTAGACCAGTGTAGCAATTATCGTCCCTAACGCCAAGGACAACCACACAAGCAAAGCTTCTCTTTTCTTCATCATGATATCTCCTTCCACTTGCTAGACGAATTTATTATTCTTCATCATGATTGGTCTAAATCTCCCATTCTCTTTCAAGTAGCGAAGATTGATAAAGTTCTTCCACTTGCCAAGATTTTGGTAGCTAATTGCCCTATGAATCTTGATGACAGTCATATCCTCAGATCTATCCAGAGGATTTGGCTCGAAAGGAACCTCTGCGACAACGTAGCTAAGACTCCACTTCCTCGATTCATCTAAATGTTGGACAACTGCTTCTTTAGCAGAAAAGTCGACTGCAAGCACCTCTGCTGTGTGCCAATCATCTTTAAGGTAAATACTGACGGTCTCTCCGACCCTCAGCCATCTCATCTTATCGCAATGCACTGCCATAACATCTCTCCTTAGATATCTTATTCTCAACCGCCCAGTTTGGCGACTAATTCTTATATCGGCTATCGAAATTGTGCACAACAGCAAAAAATGCTTTTTTTGAAATTAACTACGGCATCCTCATCTTTAGCCGTTGTATCCCCTTCGCGTATCCCTGTCTATCAGAATCGCACCTGCTGGCAAGAGTGGCTCTAGGCTCTGAGCGACTTTAGACATCACGAAGTCGCTGCGACCAGCTGAACTCAAGTCCCCAAAAGTCCAGACTGTGGAACCATCCACATCAAAAGATTCCCACAAAAGACTGCCTAGTTTGTACTCTTTCCAAGGTTGCCCGGTTGACTCAGGCCATCCACCGGGGACGTTGCCATTCTGATATTCGTCATCACTCAGCTGAAGAAAAACAGGGTATCCTTCAAGGTCAAAACGACCAGACAAGCCAATTGCTTTGGCTGTAGGGAAATCCACTTCTTCTAAAAACAGCTCATCATCCAGCGCTTGGTAGGAGAACGTTCCACTAGGGTCGTAGTCGATTGAAAATAGGGAGATCACCTGAACTAGCCCATGGAAAGGATCACTAGCATCCTTTTGGCTATTAATAAGTTCTTTTGTCGATCCAACTGCTGTAATTGCCATACTATTCGGTTCCTATGGTAAACATGATAAGTTCTTTTTCCTGATCACTGGTAGCAGCGTCAGCGCTTTGAGGTGTTACAACTGTACCAAACGTCTTAGTCCCAGCATGTGAAAGGTAGGTCAGGGACGTGTCGAGTCCATGGTCGGCGTTGGCGGTATAGTCGAGACTATTGTTCCCTAGCGGTAGATCAACTTTAAGGGTTCCATCGTCTGTGAGCTTCACGTCTCGAATAGTTCCCTCAAACATATCGATTCCAGAATATGACCCCCCTCCTGCGTGAGCACCAAGGAAAGAACCAACTGTGTTCTCAACGTCAGCCACACCACTGCTACCGGCAGAGCTGCCATTCACAGTCAATGTCGCAGTATCGCTGCCGTTCCACTCAGCCACAATCTTGTACTCAGTTCCCGCACTAATACTCTCAAACTCGGGTGTTCGAGCCGCATTCGTTGATCCATCGTAGACTCGAAATCTCAAGTCGTCATTGTCTTCACGCGAAATCACTATACGGTCGTTTACGCCTGACGTGGAACTGTAAAGAACCTCGCCACTGCTCGATACACTATCGAAATTAGCAGTAAGCTCGATCTTAAATGCCCTAGCTTCTGAAAGAGTGCTAGCATCAAGTTTGACTTTGTCATCAGAACCGTCAAAATCTGCAACGGTCGCAGCGTATTTAACCCATTGCGTCCCAGTTATCGGAGCAAGGTTTACTGTTTCGGCGGTATTATTAAGGTAGTTTCCGGCTGGTAGTCCAATTGAATTTCCAGCCGCATCAGATGCTTTAGACAGCAAGGCTGGGATATAGACTGACCCTGATTTGGTAGCACCGTAAATTTGATTCCAGAAATAATCGTTTTGTGTCGTCCATCCCGGTGAATTTGTCCAAGTGATATCAGGATCGCTAGTAGCTACTGTGCTGTATGAAGTACCTCCTGACTTTTCACCAATGGGGTATATCTTTGATTTTGTAGCTGAGTTGAAAGCAGATACACTAGCAACTGCTGAGGTCACTATTTCGAGTCGACGGACTTGGCCGTTGAAGTAGATAGCAGAGCCAGAAGGGCCAAGGAAATCACGCCCGATGTCGCAATTTTCGGCCATCGCCATACCTGAAGAGGCAGTGCCATTTGTGCCTGTCAGTTCAGAACCGTCTAGCCACAACTTGATCGTGTTGTCGCTGGTGTTAAATGAAACTACAGCGTCATACCAAGTACTGGTTGTTAGCGTCCCACCACTTTTCTTGTAAGTGGAAGACCCATCGCTGACGATAAAACGAAGCTCGCTTCCGACTAACATGAGCGAGACAAAGTCGGTACTCATACCGCCCGCATTAATGCTACTGAATACGCACTGATTGCCTGATACGGTGTCTGGGTTGAATTGGATTCGAAAACTGAAACTTGAAGCTTCGTTGACAAGCCCTCGGATGGTTGTGCCAAGAGCCCCATAGTCGTTAGTGCCATCTAGGTCAATACATCCGGCACCAGCTAGAGCCGCATCCCGTGGTGGAGTCCCAGTGAACCCAAGTGCATTACCTTGAGCATCCAAGGCTGTCCCAATTCTTCTGGGAACGATTGTGCCTGAGTTATTGGTGTAACCGCCAGAGCCTTCGTTGAAGTCCCATTTTCGGACAGGGACATCTGCGCTGGTAGTGAGGGTAGGGCTATTGTCAACCGTCCCGTGAACGGTTCCAACTTGATCAAAAGCAGCCGTTCCAGTACGGAAGCTCCAAAGATAGTTGGGGTTGGTGCCATAACGATTAAGGTATTCGTCACGCAGTTCAGCGTTGGTGAGCGAAGCCTTGTAGATAGCTACCTCAGCAACCGAGCAATTGCAGAAGTCTGAGTTGCCATTACTGGAACCAACAAAGATATTGTTTAAGTCCAGTGTATTAAAGGATTGGCTCGTGTACTCAGTGATGACATTGCCGTTTATGATGCACGAAACTGTACTACTAGCAGAATCAAAACGGAAGCCAATTCTCATCCAAGCCTGAGCATTCAGGTTAGGGAATGTTGATGTCGTGGCAAAGGTCTTTGTTTGAAGGCTACCTGAGCTGTTGTACCACTGAACACGAAGTGTAGTAGTGTTGAACTGATAAATCCTAAAGCCTTCGCTTCCCTCAAGCGCATCTAAGAAAACCTCAGTGGCTGACAACGCCGACTCGAACTTTACGTCAATGAAAGCTGTAATATCCTGATTGGTGCTGGCAAAAATCTCGCCAATGCTACCTGAATACCAGTCTTGATTGGTCCCGTCGAACGTCATGCAGCGTCCCGGTAGTAAAGCACGATCAGTTCCATCATTGCCCGGTGTTTCGTCGCTAACAACTCCGTCGATTGAGGGTCCAGCAGTCATAAACAATGCTTGGTTTCCGACAAACTCGGAACGAAGGCCAAGAGATGTTTTTGCTGATGATATGGCTGCTAGTATCGGGTCAACAGAGCCCATCAAGACTTCGTCAGCTGCCATCTGAACTGGGCTTAAAACCGATTGCCCGATGTCCCCGAACAGCTTGTTTAGTTTCCTGCTTTCCTTCCAGTCTTCAAGCATCCCTGTCTTCCTTATCCTTGTCTTTCAGTAAATGTTTTATAGTTGAATCGATATCCCGAAGAACCTTTCTCGTGAGTTCAGACTCCATCTGGGATGCGATTCTCCACTCTCTTCTCTCTGTGCTGTGTTGCTCTCTCATCAACTTAAATTCTTTTAATACGCTTTTCGAAAGGAAGACGATAAGACCGAGAAGTCCGGTCACACAGAGACCAGCTATACCCAACTCTGTCGTCAAGATCCCCATATTATACACCCTCTCTTGCCTGTATCTTTTCAATCTCTTTTGATAGGCTCCAAGTCGAAAAGATCATGATTGAGAACATGGCCATCCTCAGCGATGTTGCAATCCATTCAGGCATTGCATCCCAGCAGTCAGGGTCTATGAGCGTGAGGCTTGAAAGTATGCTCGCTCCTGCAAAGATGAGCGTGCAGACGCTAGTGACCATCTGCTCTGCCAGAAGCAAGGCCATCGCCCAGCTCAAGCTGGTGTCGCACTTCCTGAAGAAAAGGTAGTGTCTAGCAGCCTGAACTGCTGCATAAACCCCAGCAATGAATACGAGCATTTGGATAGTTTGCATCTTCCTCATTCTTCTTTGTAGAGTGCAGCGCACAGCTCGGCAACTGCTACGAGGTAGTTGTCTATACTATCAGCTAAGTCCAGCTTCTCGTTCACCGCCACTCTCCATTTATACCAATCAGCCTTATCCGACTGCTCGTTCACTGTCTTTGTGTGCAGGATCACCTCGCTTATGAGCGTTCCGAACGCTACCCTTACAGACTCCAAGTCATCCGGCTTTACACTCATTGAAATCCTGAGATCGTCTACTGTAAGGTCTATCCTATCCATCCCCTTTGACACCTGAGGGATGGCAGCAGCAATCGTCTTTGCTATGTATTGCTGGGTGTATCCGTCTTCGGGGAGCCCCTCCAAAAACTTGTTGTCTACCGGCTGCTCGGGCTGTGGTTCAGGATCTGGGCTAGGGGTGTTGCTAGGGGCCCCCCCGACATAAACGATTTCTTTCTTTAGCTTGCCAGACTCGTCTGAGTGCACGACCAGAAGTCTTATTCTTGAAGTGTCGATTGGGACGAATACGATATCTGTGCCGTGGTCAGCCTCAATCACCCTGACGTGTTTGCGCATCTCCATGTCCTTTTGGAGAATCAGGTCGACGACAACGTCTGAGTCATGCGTTATGCTTATTTCGTTAATCACACCCGGAATGAGCGCAGCTGGTGATACTATCTGAAACCCTCTCTTCACTGGCAGGGTGACTATCTCATCGTTTGAAGACGCAATTAGCGTTTGGAAGAGAGAAACGAGTAAGGCAATGATTTTCTTCTTCATCTTTTCTTTAGTGGTATCGTAGTATTAAAAATGGAGCAAACGCTCTCAATCGAGAGTATCCCATGCCCGTAGTCGCTGTCCTTGCCTTTCTTGCCTGCGTCCTTTGCAGACTTCATTAAGAATTTGTCGAATTCTTCTTGTTTAGTTAGGTCGCCAGACCCCATTCTTCTTCTGCATTCAACTGCGATTGCACAAGCTCCTGCCATGTATGGCGTTGCCATCGAAGTGCCACTCATCACAGTGAACTTGCTGCTTGAGGAGTGCGAGCAAGATATTATCCTTTCACCCGGAGCGCTGATATCGACTTCAACCCCTCTAGAAGAAAAGTCTGATATCGTCTGCTTGGCGTAAGGGCCCTTGGTCGAGCCAACGCAACATGATTCTAGATGCCTGCCCGGATATCCGACCGAACCTCTCCTTACGTTCCCCTCGTTTCCAGCTGCAGAGCAGACAAAGACCCCTTCCTTGATTGCTTCTTTGATTGCATTCTCAACGCCCGGATCAGGCCTGTCTGAAGAAAGGCTCATCGATATCACATCTGCCCCATTCCTGACCGCCCACTCAATCCCCCTCTTTATTCCAGAAGTTGAGCCAATTCCGCTGTCACCAATTACCTTGCCAATCATCAGTTCCGCATCTGGAGCGACTCCGACCCCTTTGCGTCCCAGTGCTATTCCAGCGCAATGCGTTCCGTGTCCATTCCTATCTTTCACCGATAGGCTTGACGTGAAGTTCATGGCGTCAACCGGGTCTGGCAAAACATCGTGTTTCGAAAGACCTGTATCGAGTATTGCGATCTTTACGCCTTTCCCAGTTGCCGTATTCCAGACGCTTGAGAAAACATCTTCTGGTATGTGCCAAGGTTGCCTATAGCTTGCGATCTCACCGAGTCTCTCATGAAGCCCCAGTTTAATCGCAAAACCGCCTGTATTTGCTGCCGACAGCGAGGGGCGCAGGATTGCTGACGCCCCAGCCATCAACAGGTTTCTTCTGTTGATCATTCGTTCATTCTACCCTTAAATGAACAGCATCGAGATGAACTTGATCACCTCCAAGATCTCCTCTTTGTGCTCAATGATCCACGCCAGCAGGTTGCTAAGTGCGTCCAAGATATTCTCCATCTTCTCGCCAAGCTCTTCGGCCAGCCTGTAGGCAACTCCACTCATCTGCTGAGTTGCGTATGAAGAAAGCTCGAATGCGGCAGACTGTCTTCCGTATCCTTCTCGAATCTTGTTTATCAGGGCAGCGCGGCACAACGGATTCCTTTTGCACTTATTGCGAACCCTTCTTCTGATCTTCCCATCTTGATAGGCGATTTCTACAGCCTCCGTTAAAACCCTGCTTGCAGAGGTTCTCGAAAGACCAGTTGCCCTTGCTAATGCTAACTCTGATTCTTCAATGTCTTTTAGCACTTAAACGATCTCCTTTTTTTTATGAAATATGTATACATGACGCTCCATGTTCGAACTGCGATATATGCTGTAGTTGCCCTGAATAAGTTGAGTCCTGAGCTTCTCAGGTTTCTAAAGAACTCCTCGTCTGCCATCCTGCGAATGTTTGCACACTCCTCATCCTCCTTTAGCCTGAAGTCGTGGACTATTGCTGCATACATCCCATCGGTCAGTGGGCTCAGAACCCACCATAAAGCCCTTGGGACGGTCGCTCCATCACACGTAAATCCCTTCGGTATCAAGACACCGAAAAGTACGGCATCCTCAATTAGGGTCAGCTCCCTCGCTCCCCTCCTCATTATCTTGACCTCAAGTTCTCGCATGAGTTGATTCTACACCAATTCTATCTGGCTACACTGATTGCGAGATAGGAATTCCAGCTGACGACTAGAAACATTCCAATTGCAACAAGAGAAAGAGTATTCGTACTTATCCTTTTAGAAAACATGACTACAAACCCAAGTGAGATTGCTTTCATAACCCAGAGTCCATAGGGGATGTTCATGAAGATCCTTGCAACCGGATTTGCCTCTGCAAAGTTCTGAAAAGTGATAAGATGCTCAGTGACTAAATTATCAATTATGCACAATATAAATATCACTAAGAGAAAGGATCGTTTGCAGTGCATGTATGAATACCTCGCAGAAGTAGATAGAATTATCGATGGGGACACAGTCGATTTTAATATAGATCTCGGGTTTAGCGTCTCCCTGAAAATTCGTGGCAGGTTGGCTGGATGTGATACGCCCGAGAGAGGTCATCAGGACTTCAAGCTGGCAACTGAGAAATGCCGAGAGCTGCTTGAAAGAGCCAGAGATAGTTGGCCGTTTTATGGCAAGATAGTCTTGAAAACATCAAGGACCGGCAAGTATGGCAGATGGATAGTAGAGATTCAGGGTGTCACAGACGTTCTCTCCCAAATCTGGCCTTACAAGCAATGAAGTCTTTCGAAGAAGTAGGACTCAGACGCTGTCGTTTCTGTGTGATCGTCTGGCTCTCCATCATCATCCCATCTGATGACCACGTACCCTTCTTCAGAATTCTTCCTGCTCCTGCCCTTCCTTTCAATGACAGTGCCGTTCCATCTGAATGCTGCGCCTGCCTCCCTTCTGTCAGGGCACTCGAAGACTACTCTGTCCCCCTTTCTCAGTTTCTTTGCTTCGTGGTACTTCATCTTTATTCTCCCGTTGTTTTAAGTGGATTCCAAATCCAAAATCCATATACACATCGATCCCCTCCTCGCGTTGGGTCATAGGTGTCATGGCATACGCCATCAATCACAGCCGAGTAATGGCGAGACAGTCTGGCAACCAGCGTCCCGATTGGCAGCTCGTCCTTTCTCATGTGGACTGTGCATCCTGAGCCAATGCTCATGCAGCTGATCCACTCGAACCCTTCCTCAGCCATCAGCTTGTCAAGCGTCTCCCGGTATACTCCGGTGCGGGCGCTTGACTTTCGCTTCTGTTCGCCTCGGCCTCTCTCGTCCTTGGCCAGCTCATTAATCCGGTCATAGATTTCTTGGTAGGGCTTGCCCGTTGCGATTGCTGTGGCCCTGACTGCGCAGTCTCCGGTATCGCCTTTGTACCCAGCGGCCTTGCGTCCTCCATCGTTGTAGACGTGTCTCATTTCTTTTCCTTTGGTTAGGTTTCCTTTGCCGTACTATAATTTATTCGTCAACCAATCATGTTTATTTGAATAAATCTGAAAAAAATCTAAGTTTTTTTCTTTATCAGGGTTGGCATTTGGCCATTATACCAAATCAAAAAGACGCTGTCAAGCCTACTTGTGATGCTGGCTTGCCGGATTCCACCCGCTGTCAAGCATTCGCTCGTGCAATCTTTCCCAAGCCTCTGGATTCCTTCGGTAGAACTCTTTATCTAACTGGATCTGCCTATCTCGCTCACGCATGTACTCTTCATCTGTAACGCCTGATTGCCTGAAGCTCACTGCGATTGCATATATCATGATGATCACACATATCATCAGAGCCAGATTGTAAGCTAAGTTAAAAATTCTCATACTACCCTGATTAGCATTTCCCTAACCCAGATCAGGTTATCTGATGAGCAGGTGACTTCTCGAACTGTTTTCGTCAGCGACTCTGAACTCCTGTCGACCGTCTCTTCTTGGCAGAGGATCTCGCCACTGCGTCTGCAGATCCCTCTGACTTTGTACGAGTCGATCCCATTCCCCTGAACCTCTATCCTTATTCGTTTCTCTCTATCTTTTTTCATGGCTACCTTATCATTGGTTCGAAGACCGCATGTTTACCGTCGATGACGACACCACAACCTAAAATTGGTTTTTTGTTGAACTTTACCCCGTATGACATTGAAGCGTGGTGCCAGTCAACGAGACATCCGACATTCATTCCAAAGACGAGGCTATTAGGGTTCGCGTGGTAATACACTCCAGCCGAACTGTGATGATGTCCAGCAACTACGCTCTGGAAGAGATCTTTTGCATTTGCCAACGCCGGTGTTATCCCACCCTTCCCATTGTCACCATGCATATAAATGCAGTTATCAACCTCAAGCTTTGCGTATCTTGGCATCCACTCCCATTGAGGGGTCTCCCAGATCTGGTAATTGCCTTTGATCACTGATCCGGGCAGGCCAGCTGTGCAAGCTCGGCGATGTGGGAGTGAGTCGTGATTTCCGGTCATTACCGTCAGCTTTGGGAACGCTCTTTTCAGCTTCTGGACTTGCCTAAGTGCAGTATTGAATTCTTCATTGTAGTTGAGGTCATTTAGATCCTTCTCGTGATATGAAATACAGTGCCAGTCGACAACATCACCGATATGAACGACTTTATCGCACCTCCAAGCTCTTCGAATATCCCTCAAGAAGTCAATCGCGTCCTCTTGCATACATGGCGCATGTGTGTCTGGAATCACAAGAACGTTGCTCATTGAGATCCTCCTAGCCTTTTCTTTTTATCTCTGATTCGAGTTCAGCAACCTTCTTTTCAATTCGGGCAAATCTCATCTCTGCCTCCTTGAAGAGCAAGACTGCTCTCTCAATCCTATCGTGAAGCTGCTTAACTTCCGCAGAGAGAATCGCTTGGGACATTAGCCTCTGCGATCCGACCATTGCGTTGATGTTATCAGTTAATTCTTGAATTTCTGGCAACATTCCTCATACTCCATCCTTGCGTATTTGATGAAAATAGGATCTCTCGTATACTCGCAACTCGCTCCGATATCGTACCTCAATAAATGAGCGAGAAACAGAAGTCTCTCCAGACTCCTCGCACTGTGAAATTCAGATACCACGTCAATTTGATCAGCGGTCCAAACCTGCTTGTATGTTTCAATCCTTTCTCTAAAAGTCTCCAATATCTACGCCTTTTTCTACTGCCTGCTCAAGTGCCGACTCGAAATCCGTAGAAAAGAATCCTTTTGTAAAATAACTGCCGTCGACCTCGATGCCGCAGTCTCTCATGTGCCTCAAAACGTCAATTTGGGCTTCATCATCGAGAATCATGTCTCCACATTCTTCTGCATCTAAAAGTGCGCAGAAGAATTTTATATCTTTCTCAATTATAGATATCCGTTCTTCCCTCAGCTCAAGCTCGACCTCAAGTACATCTATCCTCTCTTCGAGAGTGAAGTATTGATCCTCACCGTCCATCCTCTTGTGCCATACTTTTGCTATCCCTCTCAGTGTTTCATCGTCCATTTGTGACCTCCTTTGTCTGTATTGTAATGCAATATTGATCGCCAAAATCGCGTTACGACTTTACATTATTTCTGATTTTCCTTCTGAGCCACGGGAACAGGTCAACCACTGGCTTTTTCCATTCCGGGCTCTGAGGGAGCTTTAGCTCTATATCCTTTTTATTGAAATCTATGCCCTTCTTGTTTGCTATCGATTTCGCCACTGCTATCGCATGTGCAAGAGTCTGGTTGCGAGCTGCTGCTATCCACAGACCGTCTTTGAAGCAAGAATTTGTGTCCTTCGGCTTCTTGAATTTAGTAGACCTGCCAACTACACGCTTCAGCTTCCCGTTAATTTGCCGAACCATCCTGATTGACGACTTGTGGATGTGACCGCAGGCTGGACATTGATTCCCGTGTGTTCTCATCGCGCAGCACTTCGGGCAGCAGATTGGCTCTGATTCGGTCTTCTCTTTGCTTTGCTGTCGCTCATCCTTTATTTTCTTGGCGACTTCACTTGTGCTTTCACCCAACACCCAATTCCTATCAATTGTCGGTACGCCAAATCGGTCAACAACTCCGCTGTGATCAATCAGCAATTTGTGGTCATAGTCGGTGTGCGTTCGCATGATTCGTCCGGTCGACTGCAAGTAAGTCGCAACTGATCCCATCAGAGTTGCAATTATTCCACAGTAGGTCTTAGGCGAGTCCCACGCTTCACGCAAGATGAATCTATTTGCAATGCCACGAATGTATCCGTTTTCGTATCTGTTAAAAAGCTCAGACCTCGCTCTTTCAGCTTTTAGGGAAGTTCCATTCTCAAACTCTAAGACTTTCAGTTTCCCGTCTGACTGGCGCTCAGACCAAGTTATTCTCACAGAATCAATAGATCCCCAAGGTATATCTTTTTCTGCGAACTCCTTGACCCACCACCTAGCTGCTGCGCTAGAAGATGCAAAAAGGATCGTCGGAAGCTGCTTGGGGTTTAGCTTGCACCAGTGTTCAAAAACCCTTCCGAAAACTGTGGGCACTAGAAAAAGACTATCGGAATCCTTTTCGGCATACTCTCCCCCCTTCATCGGTCTTATCTTAGAAACGTCTGGGGCGTCTGGGGAGTAGATTCTCAATGGAAGGTGGGCGCCTATCTTTAGCGACTCTTCATAAGTTCCTGCCTGAATGAGATCGTCTGGAACTTCAAGGTCAACTGGAGTGGCAGTTACGCCTACGCAGTGATTGCCCATTCGAATTATCTCTTTTTGCAGCTTCGTGCAACCTTCTGCTTTTTGCAGGTGGACTTCATCCCACACCACAAGGTCGCTGAAAATGCCTAGACCTCTTGCTATAAGAGTCTGGTGCATTGCAATCTGGACTGCTTTCGATGGATCCGGGGTAAACCCACTTGCCTGAACTCCAAATTCTATTTGCTCTTCCCTGAGCTGGCTGATGATCTGATCCCTGAGTATTCTTCGGTGAACAACGACCGTGACGGATTTGCCTCGTTCGATTGCAAGTCGTATCATATCGAAGATAATATATGATTTCCCAGTCCCGGTTGGGCTGACAATCACTGGGAACTTGCACCCACGCCTGAAAGAACCCTTCACTCCCTCGATTGCCCTGATCTGGTTAGGCCACCTTGCCTTTACCAAGCTGTTCATTTTATTTAATCCTGATGCATTCCCTTTTTACAGTCTTCCGCAGTTCTTTATCAAACACATCAGCTTCGCTTTGATAAAGCGTAACCGACTTTCCGATCCACTCCTTAACTTTAGATCCGTGAAGATTGGCAATGGAACCTGCATTGGTTACATTTAAGACGAGTGGCTTATCTTTTCCTTTGAAAAAAACCACGGGGCGCTTGACTTTCAAGCCTCCCCGAAGAGTCATTTCTACATCCTTTTCGACTTTCGATATCTCGACCTTCACCTCCTTTCCTTGGAGGTGGAACCATCTTAGATAAGTCTTGTCGAAAAGTGCTTCCCAATGATCCATCTTTTTTCCTAAAATGGTGATCCGGTTGACATTGCTGCTGGCTCCTCAAGATTCACCACTTCACTGCAAGAGAGAGACATGAATCTGCGTTCCAGACCATCCTTCTCCCACTTCCTCCCGCGAAGCTCTACCTTGAATGTGTAGACTCCTCCGACTTCGAGATTCTCAGAAATCGCATCATAAATACACTCAAGGGTGTAGTATTGATCGAATCTTCCGGGGTGAGTTACCTGCACCTCCCTTTTCTGGAATCCCTTGTCTCCCACAGTCTCGACTTCTCCGATATTGTCGACTCTTCCTTGAATATAAAAATGCATCAGTCCAAACTCCTCGTTAAAAGTTCTTTGCGTAAAATGGTTGTCTTCTTCGGCGCCTCAATTGCAAGTATTGCTGCATCATCTCCGATTGATGTAACAGTGACTTTAATATCATCACCAATAAGCACAGTCTCCTGCTTCCTTCGCGCGATAATTAAAGTGCCTACATTTGGGTCTTTTTCGTACATCGCCATCCTCGTCTCCTTTGTAAAAAAAGTTTTATAGCCTACAGTGTCATTCGCTGTAAACATCAATTTATTGAATAAATTCCTCTGCTGAAGTCGAACTTCTCCTCTCGTTCACTCTTGCTGTGACTCGCTCAAAAATCGTGAGGCAGTGCGGGCACTCCACAAAATCAGTTGAAAAATAATAGGCAAAGTTGTTATTACTTCTCTCTATTTTGGGCACCACACTCTGCTCCTTTTCTATGGAGTCGCTTGGGTTAAAGAGTGGCTCTCCAAGCTCCAGTCTTTTGCAGAAAGTTGCGATCTTTTCAAGAGATCCAGCTTTGGAATCGGTGGGAGGTGATTTTATTGGTGATTCGACAAAGTCGTCACACCTCCCCTCTCCGACTTCTGCGAGAAATTCGAACCACCCCTTGCCGGTAGGTTTCTCATCGCTTGAGTCAGGGAATATCGGCCAGAGAAAGTTTTCTTTCTCGACCGAATTCTCCTTCAGCCTTTCCATGGCCAAGTTGATGTTTTCGCAATCCATGCTTTACCCCCATTTTACACACGAGATATCGAGATGTCAAGGGAAAACCAGCTAATAATCCCAGTCTTTACTGACAACCTCTCAGCGATCTCTAGGCTTAGAACTGACTGCAAAAATCCCTCCAGCGGAAACTCTCTCCTCAGGTCTAAGCTCGATGTGATGACTTGCGTGTGAAGTTCTGAGTTTTGCAAATAGTACCCAATCGCAATATTTGATGGGTATTCTTGCGTCGATATAGAACGTCTTGACTCTTCCCTGATCTCCTGATCTTCTGGATGCAGAATTGCTATCTGTGCTTTTCTGGAATCTGGTGTCCAATAAAGCTCGTTCACGACATCATCGATCTGCTCATCGATTCGTTGTCCTCTCAGCGAAAACTGTTTGTATCTTTGCGCAACGTTATCGTTTCTTTTTATCTCGCGTAATAGACCTTGACTCAACTCAACATCGGCAGAGAGTATCCAGTCTGTGTACTCCAAGATTAAGCGATGATTTACCCAAGGGTATTTGCTCTTGTCTGACTTGAGCCAAGCAGGTTGATTATCACTATGCCAAGAAAAGTCTAGATTCCTTACAGATCTTCCCTTTTGCTTGGACACGTAATCGAATAAATTCTGGTAGCAATCTGAAAAGCTATTAAACGTCCTGCTGCGCATCGTAATTCCCTTCACTAAATAGATCGGCTGACGAATACTGAGGCTTTAGCTAAAAAATGTCAATATCGAAATTGTGCGCGTACCCCAAGCTTTTACCTGAATTATGACGGCAGGTATTGCTGAGGCTAAGTGTAGTTCGCAGGTTTTCAGCTTACCGTTTGTCATTGACTGGGGCAGAGCTTCAACTGCTATCCCAGATTTTGGCAGGGCCTGAAATTGCAACTGCTGGGGTTGGCAGTTGTTACCACCTGAAACCCACGCTGGGTGCGACTCTTTAACAAAAACCCAATCGGCCCTGAAGCGACCTTTGCGTTTAGCGTGTTTTCTCGGCCTAATTTTTTTGGAAAGATACAAAAGACTCTTATTTAAGTCAAGTGCATTTTTGCGAATCCCCAGAAGAGTCTGTTTTTGCTCATTCCGGGGTTCGCATTATTTTGTAAAGCCAGTTGGGTTTATTTGCAGAATCAAATTCGAACCATTGCCGTAGCCGATCCACGTCAGATGTTCCGAAGACGCGAGGTCAGAATACGTCTCTATGGCCCCGTCTGTGCCCCCGATACAGTAGTACGTACCCTTGACCGCAGTGACCCCTAAATCGATCTCATCGCCGTTTGTGGTGGCCACAATCGCACGTTCGTTCGCTGCGTCAGCAATGCAGAGGCATATCCCTATGGTCTTCCCTGTGAGGTCTCCATCGGATGCAGCACTAGCCTTGTAAAATTTATTATCGCTGTCGAGAAAAACCACCGACCCCTGCGATAAAGCTTCTCCAGATGTACCATTCGTTATGCTAGAGCTAGATTTTGATGTAACATTAGCTGCAGTAATACTAAGCGCCATTTAGGTCTCCTTTATTAGTCTTTCTTATTTTATATCGTTGGATGATCGAAGCTTGAGAACGAACGGATTTGTGATAACTTCTCCGTTTTTATCATGCGTGAAAGTTATCGTTGATTCCTGCAGGCCGCCAGATCCAGCAGCCGTTGTGCAATCGATTGTTGATTCCCACATTCTAACATAATCTGTAGAATCGGAGTTGCCTGTCAGGGTCAGTGTTAGTCTAACCGTGTCTCCGAACTCTGGGACGTATGGGTCTGGACTCATTATACTCGCAGTCGTATCACTGCCCGGATTCGTTAGATTTAGCTGGCTCACCGCACTGCCAAGCGTCATGTAGGCATTGTGAACTGTGCTGCCAGAGTTTGTGTCACTCTCCATTGAATCAGATACATCGTGAGAGAGGTTGACTACTGGAGTTCCTCCTCTGAGAACCTGCAGGACGACCTTGCATGTATATGCAGTGTTTCCATTGTAGTTTTTGAAAATTATGTTATTCGACCCAGACATAGCAAACTTGTTAGTCGTTCCATTGTAGCTCATTGAGAAACTATCTGAAGGATTTATAACGTCTGGAGAGTCCCCTGTTAGCGTGAGTTGTGATGGGCTGATTGATGCGCTTGAGGCTGGTGAGCAAACGTTAGATGCCCCGCCGGGTAAAAGGGCGCCTTGAAAATTGAAGCTGTTGACTTCGTAGGCCGTGAATTCCTCAGAAGTTTTATCAACTCCTGTGACGATTTTTCCGGTGAACTCCACATTGCTCACTGTTGCGGTAACAGAACCAAGATTGTCAAATGTGACCTTGTAGTCGTCGTTGACCCTCGCGTCAAACTCAAGCATCCTTCCAGTTTTAATGGTAGTGTCCCCCTCGATTGGGTCTGCGGAAAAGTAGGCAGTGCTGGAGTTGAATCGATACGCCTTAAAACTTCGGCATATAAGTGCTGCAATATCATCATTACCGTCAATGTCTGAAACCTTGAGCTTGTTAATCCATCCAATCGTAGAAAATGCGTCAACAGTTCCATCGACTTTGTCTCGGCCTACCAAACGATCAATCCACCAATAGTCAACCGGGCTTACCAGAAATCTATCATTATCTGTCTCTGATCCATCCCACAGAATCCTTGCATCAGGTGTTGTGTAGGCAGTAGCTCCTACAGTGTATCTGAAGCACCTGTATATTGGAAATTTGTTGTTTATGGTCGTTGACCTCCCGGTTGTGAGGCAGGTGAATGTGAATTCGCTGCCGATGACATAGTCACCTCTATCATTTTTTGCAATGGAAGTCTGCCTGTGGTCTACCTGTATTGCTACACCTCCATTTACATACTGCCGATAGCTGAGACCTAAATCAAACAATATTGGCGGTCCAAGGCCGGGATTTGGGAGTCTCATTTGAACTCTTGCGTCACCAAAGATAACGCTTGGGTTTAGCGGGTCTGCGTCTTGCAGGGTGCTAAAATCAGCACTAATCGAGGCAGGTCCGAAAAACGGAACATCGATAGATGCTAGACCTCGCCTAGCACCCCCACCTATGCCCCTGCGGGCTGCATCAAACCCCCAGTGGGTGGGGCTATCATAGTCATCGCCAGCATGATCTGCGCCGAGTCCGTATGTGTACCTTTTGCTGTAGCTGCTGTCTAGAATTGCTGCCCAAGGCACATACAAATGACCTTGCACGCCATGGGACTGGGGGTTAGTCCCCCCTTCTCCAGTTGTGCGTCCAAATGATATGTATTTGTAGATCCTCCCTTCATCAACCAGTATCCCCGGATTTTTGCCAAGATCCGGGTATTGCAGTTTGTCCTTGGGGAGAGAGTCCTCGAATAAAACCCAAGGATTGTTTTCAGGATTGCCCGTGTTTGCGAATCCTCCGTGAAAAACCTCGGGTATTACAAGATGCGAGTGTGTGTGCAGTGGCCTCAGCCCGCAGTCAGAGCTTGAAGAACGATCTGCTGCACCAGTCGTTATTATGGAGTAGTGGGTGTCGTCTGTTATCAGGCCTGTTCCGGGGAGCTGGGATTCCCAGTTATGGGTCATGAAACATGGAACGCAAGTCCTATCTGGATCTTTAGTGTTCTTGCAGCATTGCGACATAGTTCACTCTTCGACTGGGCACTGCGCTGCTATGAGGTCATAATCTCCATTTGCCCACCGATGAACATATCCGATGTTATCTGCATCTGATGACATCTTCATTAAATTATTGGCAACTATCTCTGCATTGCCTTGTTCATCAAAATCTGATCGATCAATCCTGCAATTAACGGTTGCGTTGTCGCCAGTGAAATTCTCTGTGAACTTTACCCTCGCAGTTCCCGAGCTATCACTGCTATCGACGACCAGAACCCCACGCTTGTCTTTTGAGGGCATTATGTACGAGCCGCCACTCACTGCTTTATCAGAAAGGTTGTAGACATCAACCTTTCCTCCCTCCACCAGAACTCCCGAATCTTTATTGACGTGATATTTGGTGCACTCAGCCTTTGAAACTGTCTGTTGATTTCTCCCCGATATCCCGCCGGAAGGAGTCTTCACTATGGAGGGATTGTTGTTGTCTACTATCCCCTCCTTGACCGGGGGGTTTCCGTTCTTCTCGAATCCCTTTACGGCTCTTGAAATCCTTTCAACCGATTGCTTATCAAATCCATACCGATCTGGCATTTTAGTTCTCGTAGAGGATGACCCTGACTTTACATGAAGCTGTGTTCGCCTTCATCTTGAGAGTCGCGCCATCGTCAACTCTCAGGAATGCCCATTCGCCAGCATTCAACCTCCCGATTTCTTTCATTCCACTTGAATCGGGGCCCCATTGGACATAATTTGTGCTGTCTAAATTCATCAGGAGAACTATCCCTTTTGTAGATATATCTCCGAACGAGATGGTTTCTTCGGACGTTCCAATGTCTAGAACCTTATCTTCAAACCTAGCAGTTGATTGATCGATTTGGAGTGCAGCCGGATTAAATTCGTGCTCGATGCTTCCATTGTTAAGTTCAAGCAGAAGTGTGGTGTAGATTTCGTTTGCCATTTTCTTTCCTATGGGTTGATCTTTCGAGTCATCCTCTTTGCGAATGCTTTGTGATTTTTCTCTATGTAGGGGTAGTATGTATTATACACAGGCTTTGCAGACTTTTTCAGCTTCTTTGCAGCACCATCCAGAAGCTCCATCTTCCGGTTGTCATCATCATCGTAAAAGGGCTTCTTCTTCTTGTCTGTAGTCCAATTATTGACTGCCACCCGAACAGCGTGGGACATATCACCCCCCTCAAGCTCGTAAGTCCCAATATCAAGCAGTTTTAGATTCCAGTCATCCTGACTCTTGACGACTATCTGAGCTTCCAACGGGCAGTACCACTTCGTCGGGTCTGACTTCTTGGCCGTCTTATTAAAATCCTTTGGCTCGTAACGCGCGTTCTCTCCTAACCTGAACTTCAACCTTCCAAACCCCTTAGGGATTTTCACTTTTACATGCTGATGCCTAAACTCCCATTCCTCTATATTTATAGTGTTAGACCATTCGTCCAGCTCCTTCAGGATGCCGAATTCGACTGGAACATTTCTAGATATGTTAATGGTTATGTCTTGCTTGAAAATCTCGGGTGGTGTGTCGTAAGGCTGAAGTGCACTATTGACGACCGGGTGAACGTCCAAAGTGTCTAGGTATCTGTTATAGACCTCAATATCCTTAACCGGAACAGAGAGGTCGTCATAGCTGACAGAAACGTGAACGTCCCAGTTCGGCTCATCTCTCTCCCTTCCTCCATCCTCTTCTGACTCCTGCCTATCCCTCTCCTCAGCCGCTGTGAGGACTGAAAATGTTGCGTCGACCTCCCAGCGTGTCCAGTCCTTTGGGCTTGTTTGAGATATTGATATATCGCCCGGTTTTACAAAAAGAGACCTGTACTCGGGGTGCTCTTGCCAGACTTTGGGGCAGTAGCGATTGTTGTAGACAGACAGCTCGTTGTCTCTCGTCGTGGTCGACTTGAAAACATAAGTCACCCTTGCTGATTCGCCTACAACGACCTCTCTGGAGGTGTTGCCGATATATGTTATGCTCATAGGATTTTAGCCACCCTTTCATGTTCGTCAGCTAGCCACTTCTCATCTCTAAATCTTTTCTTTAATTCCTTTAGCTGTGCTTCCTGTACTTTTATACTATCTTTCCTGAATTTCTTTTCTTCAGCAAGAGTATTTGCACTGCTAATATTGTTCAGCAATGATATCGTCGCAGCCTGCCCTTTTTCGTATGCACCCGGCAGCATGTCTGAGTTTGCAGCTTGCTTTTTCATCAGGGCGAGCTTCTCTTCCTCTTGCCTGATTCTCGTCTGCCACGGTCCATCCTCGCCCCACTGATCACGTTTAGCCTTTGCTTCTCGGTGGCTCGCAGCTTGACGCTCAAGTTTCTCACCTAGGAGTCTGTCTCGCTCCATCTTATTTTTGAGCAAGTCTTGTTTGCGCTTCTCCTCCTTTTCCTTTTTCTCCCAAGGGCTCAAGGCTTTCAAATTCTTCCCCCATACGCCTTTAGGAGAAATTGTCGAAGCTTTATGCGTCAGGAATTCGTTTACGCCATCTCCGACCCAGAATCTTGTGTACCATGCACCCGCAATAGCGAGCTTCTCAACGAATCTCAATGTTTCCGTTCCATAAGCCTCCGCTGAAGTGACTTTAAGCCTTCTCCAAGCTGAATCGGTCCTTATTATTTGCTCGTTAAGCTCCCGCATTGACTCAGCTTGACTGTCAGTAATGTTGTGCCCAGTCTTAGTCCAAGCCTCTCCATACTCCTGCACCCCTCTGGCCAACTGCACGACTTTTGGCCCCATCTCCTCAAAGATCGACATTGATATTGCCATTCTCTCGTTCGGATCTTGAACTGAGTCAATGGCCTTCATAATTTTAAGGAACTGCTCTTGAGGGTTCAAGTCAATAAAGCTCTCAGTGGACATCCCTAGCCGCGCAAAGTTCTTCTCAGCATTGCCTATTCCCAAGTTCATTTCACCGACCCGTCTTGATGCATTTCTGAGAGCAGTTTCGAGTACGCCCATCTCTACCCCTGCATTCTTAGTGACGAACTCCATCTTTTGCATGAACTGAAAATCGACCTCTAGCCCTCGGGCAGTTTTCGCAAGCTTGTCCATCTCTTGGCCAACTGTTCGTGCGAAGTTGACAAAGGCCTTCACTGCCCTTCCAGCTACGACCGCAGCAACCGCGCCTATGGTTAATTTTAGCGTTTTCCAATGCTCAGATGACTTGCTAGTCGCCTTCTTGCTGGATTTTGCAAATTCCTCATTTTTCTTCCTTGTCTTGTCGATATTTTTAATGTAATTATCGACCAGCGCACGAACATTCACATCGAGATGCGCTACGTTCATTGTCTGACTCATTTTTTACTCCTCCCGAAAATCCTAGCTAAGTCCTCCGGTGAAGATGGATCTCCTCCAGTCGAAACATCAAATACTATAGTATCTTTCATTTTTGAACCACCATGAGACATCGCGGCAATTGCAGTCTGGTACACAATGGCATCAGTCCCCACCGGCTCTAAATAAGCAAGAGCACGAAGCTCATCGTACTCATTGCACGATATACTGCTCATCCACTGCTCCCTTGTCATCCCGTTTTCAATAGCTCGGCGCCACTCCCATCGACGCCAAGCTGACTCTACTTTTTTTCGGGGTCTTCCCCCATCAGCAGAGGGTACGCTTCATTGAACAGGCCTTCGAGATGCGAGTCGGGCATCTGTCCTATCTCATCCAGAACCTGCTCGAACTCCCTGCTTACAGGAGAAGTGAGCGAAGCCCACCTATCCCCGGATTTATCGCAGCCAAGGGAGGCGACTACATACTGCCTGAACTCCGACTCTTTAATCTGAGCCGTTTCTCCTGCAGGTGGGTGTGCCATCCTTGAGAAGACCTCCCTCTCCATTGCACTTAACTCTCTAAAATTAACGCACTTATCAACCTTTGACTGAAAAGTGCGAAACCCAATGCTTTCAAACCGTGACATTGCGATTCCTTAAAAAGTAAATTTAAGACCAAGCTGGCGCACTTGTTAGCGTCAGCGTAAACTGAACTTTGATGCTGTCAGCACCGACGACCTGCTGGCCGGACATTTCCTTGACGATGCAATTAAAAGACATCTCATTTTTAGTCGAGAAGGGGAATACCATTCTCCCGGGAACTGCTGCCCCACCTACCAGTCCTTCAAGTATGACCTGATCTGCACCATCTGCATCCATCAGCAGGGTGAAAGTCCATTCACCGGCACTCTCAACTGGAGAGGCGAGCATTGATTCGTATGTATCGCCAATTACTGTAAAATCCACCATCTCGTGCGATCTGGATGGAGGCGTTGCGTCCAGCACCTGACCGATCTGAGTGTAGCTTCCGTTCGAATCATGATCGACAAAAAGCGTAACCGAGTTTCCAAAAAACGAAGCCATTAGGTTCTCCCATCAACCCCAACTTCGATTGTTATGCTAGAGATGTGGAGGTCGGGGTCATCTCCAAATCCTTGTTTGCTTACGTATGTATCGTTTTGACTTGAGGCATTCAAAAATGCTATTTTCTGGTCGCCAAAAGTTCCTGCTGTTGTTCCATCCAGCGCACTGTTGACTGCCGCCTGCAAATCCTTGGACTGAGTAACGTCATTTGATACGCAGTCTATTTCGTATGTGTATATTGTAGGCCCAATATGAGAATGCAGGGTTGGTATGTATGACCTATCGGCCATTTGAATCCAAATGTAGGGAAGGGATTTGTTGTCAGGAATCACATTGATATGAATGGACGTTGTGATGTCTGACACGCCACTGTCTGCCTTCAAAACCGCTATGATGTTCTCATCAATGTCTGCCATATCACTTCCTTTTGAAATTCATCAAATTTGTTTTTAGCGTGTCCCTGTATTGGCGCAGAGCCAACCTCCTCTTGGCCCTGAAGCTCCGGTACATAAACTTTCCCCCGGTCGCTTCCTTGTTCTTATCAATCCTTCCGCGATACTGATTGAGGCTGGTGTACCTTTCTATGGTTCCTTGCTCAAGCGAAGCACCATAGTAGGATTGTCTGTTGCCAGCAGTTACCGAACGCCCGAACCACTTTCGCTTATCCTTGCCTTTGTAAGCTCGTACTTTTATCGTGTCTTCGAGCAGGCCCGATTTTACAGGCGCCCTCTTCAGTGCTTCTGCCTGAATAACCTTGGCTGATGCAGCTGCTGCTCGACGAGCATACTTGCCGATTATCTTCCTATCGCCAATTTTGCGAAGCTTCCTGTCAAGGAGTTTTATTTGTTCTTTGTAGATTAGCTCAACGAAACCAAGTCTAGCCATCACCTACACCTCATAACTGTGCCCGCACCGCAGTTCGTAGAACTCGTTCCGGTTGTCTACGTTCCTGATGCTCATAATATACAGTTCCTTAGAATCCCAGAGCAGCCTGCAGGATGTGTTTATGGATAGCGATGAATTGTATCTGAACCTGACCACGTAAACTGTATTTGCATTTGTCTGATTGCCCGAAGAGTTTTCAGATCCAGTCTGGAACACTACGCTCGCTCTTCTAGTCCCAAGGGTCGTCCAAGATCCAGTCCTTTCCCCGCGACTCCCAACAGATGTACTTGGGGATTGCACTGTTACTTTTTCTGTGAAGTCAGTAACTTTCACACTGACCACCAATCTAGCTTCGAGTTCGTATTGGCCATGGTTTCATAGGCCTTCTCAAGACGCCTAAGCTGATTCGTGTCAAGAGAATCATACATCATCTGCGCTTTAATCTTGATGGCAAGCAGCGCTGATTCATTCCAAGAGGAGCTGCTGCTGTGACCGCATACGTAAGTTATCTCGATTGGGTCGTGATTGCTTCTATGGTCAGGCCAGTCTTGATCGTATTTCAGCGCGACCCAGTCCGACTCCTCATTGAGCAGCTGATACTCTGAAGATGACCAAGTCTGTTGCGTACCGTTGATATCGTAGTATTTTATGTGAGTTATGCTCTGAACTGGGTATCCGGGTAGGAATATCTTATTCTCAACTGATGTCGGAAAGTCTCTCAAAGTGAGCTTTCGAGTTTGCGTAATGAAAGCAAGTCCACACTCGATTTCAACTGCTTTCCTAGCAGCCTCGACATAAGTGCCGATAAGAGTATCATCATCGCTGAAATCAACTCGCAAGAAAGTCTTCATCTCAGCTGTCGATACTGGCTCGCTCCCCGGAGCAGAAGTTATCACGTATGGGTTTTTCATTTGTCCACCAGCTTAATTAAAAAATAGGAGCCTCCCCACGGCTGAGAGGCTCCAGCGATCTAGCAGATTACGCTAAACTCGCACACACCCGCCATCTGCGATGTCGGTGTCTGCCGAGATGTAAACGTGGTGCTTGCTGAGAACAGCAGTACCAGCGATAAAACCTCCAGCAGATCCATTCCCAAAAGTTGCTACGATATCGATGTAACGCTTGCGACCTCTCAAGTCAACTTGAAAAACACAAACTTGGTTATCATCGGTAGCGCTTGGAAGTGCCAAAGCAGTGCCGTCAGTGTTAGTTCCACCAGAGAAAGTTGCTCCAGTGATGTCTGCGTGACCAGAGCCAGCAGTGTCTGACTCAGTCAACTTGAGCGCTGTCATTGCAATGTCAGTCGCTCCAATATTCAGAACCACGGTCAAGTAGTCTGCGTCCAGCGTATCGATCTCAACGGTTGTTGCCGAGGCATTATCGAGAATCGCAGCCGGAGGAATGCAGTTCTTAAATCGTGAATGTTGTAATTCATTACTCATGTTTGAATTCCTTATCTTTGTTAGTTAAAAACCAGCTTAGCTAGCTGCGGTTACGATTGAGCAAACTGCACCTGCGTCTGATGCATCGCCACGGCTGTGGATGTTGATGTCGAATCGCTCTGAGGCTTTCATGGCAATGACATCCTCATCCCAGAATCGCTCTGAGGTGGTGGACAACGACACGCCACGACGATCACCGAAAAGTGCGGCCATACTCAAGTCGCCAAAGTAGACGAGAGGAGTTGATGCAGAATCGGTCAGGCCTTTGTGCATTGCGTTTGAGAAAACAACTGGGTAGCCCAAGAAGGTCTGATTATGGCCTCGGCCAATCTCGTCTCCGTCTACTCCACCAAGAGCGTTCTTGAGGTTCTCCATAGATGCGTAGTACCCGGGCTTCGAAACGAACCAAACGGGATTAATACCGGGGTATTGAGGAAGCATTCCGACAACCTGCTCGAAGTCAGCCATGACGAGGTCAGAGAATGCAAGCTCACCACTGCTCGTGACTAGCTTGGAGCCTGCGTTCAGTGCAGTTTTCAAGCCCACGATCCCGTGGTGGGTAGATGTCCCGTCTCCATTAAATCCGGCATTGTCTTCTGCGTAAGCAAAAGCCTGTGCCATCTCTTTTACAATCTCTTCAGCCAAGCTGATTGCAGAGTCTTCGTTCAGCTCGTCTGAAACTTTGAGCCAAGCTTTCCATTTTCTGGCAACCAGCTCAACCTGATCGTATTCTGGATTAGAACGAGTTCCAGTATTCGACCCTTCGTTAGCTGTATCAGTCTCTGAGACTGCGTAAGCCGTCATTCCAGATCGTCGAACTGGCACTACCTTTCTATCGCTGGCCATCGGCGAGACTTTGGCCCACTTCCGAAAAACTCCGTACTCCTCTACGAGTCGAACGATTGAGTTCTCAAGCTCTGCGGGAACGAAAAGACCGCCTTTGAGGTCGTCTTTCGTGTTTAAGTCTGCAGCGTAATAGTTGCTATCGCTCAACCATTCGCCAGCCTTTTTGTTGCCGAACATATTACTAGCAAAGAACATTCCAGCAGCATAGGCTGACTCTTCGCTCTCAAAGGCCTCCAACTTAGTACGGCCCAAAGCAGATTTAGGAATCATAGTCTTATTTTCCTCTGTAATTTCAGGGTTTGATAGTTTTGCAGCAATCTCAGCTCGCTCTGACTCGTAAGAAGCCTCAAGAGTCTTTAGCTCGTTTGACTTCTTCTCAAGCTCATCGACTGAAGACTTGAATTGCTCAACGATCTCATCGGTGAGGTCTTCGTCTGGCACTTCAGTCAAAGAGGCTACCTTTGCCTCTAAGCTTTCGATTTCTGCTTTAATTTCGTCGAACATTCTGTTCTCCCGAAAAAAAGTGTTAAAAAAAATATGTAGAAATCGGATACTGGTCTCGTGACGTTCAGCCGATTAGTTACTTAATTATACGCTGAATTTTCCTTTATTTACTCTCGCCCGAAGCTCGTGAAAAATCATTGCATTCCTGTGGGAGCATGGTGGCTCGCACTCGCAAACATTATCAAAGCAAGGCTCGTCGCACTTATCACAAAGCTCGCAACCTTCATGTTCTCCGCACTCCCCGCTGTCAACTTCTTCGCATTCTGCCATACATGCAGCGACTTTTTCCATGTTGTGAACTTTCGAGTTCACGGATGGCTCATCCCCATCCTCTTCGATAACTCTGTCTGCAAAGCCTTCTTCGACAGCAGATTCTGCATTGTACCAAACCTCCTCGGAGAATATTGAATCAATCTCCTCTTTGCTTTTTCCAGACTTTTCAATGTATGCGTGAGCCATTGCATCAGCGTGGAGGTCTAGGTTTTCAGCGGTTGCTCGCATCTCGTCGGCGTTTCCGAATGCCAAAGTCATTGGTGCGTGAATCATCAGCAGGCTGTTCTTGTTGATGAGCACCTCGTCAGCCGCCATCGCTATGTAGGAAGCTGCTGATGCTGCAAGCCCACTGACAACAACTGTAACCTTGCCTTCGTGAGATTTAAGGGCATTGTAGATCGACATTCCCTCCCAAACGTCCCCTCCCGGGCTGTTTATCTGAACGACCACATCGTCCAGACCTTCGAGTGCATTATAGATCCCAGATCCAGTAATACCTGACTCCATAAACCCCTCGCCGACAGGCCCACTCAGCCTGATTGTGTTTCCGCTAACCTGTATGTTTTCGCTCATTTTTTGTTCCTAAATTTGATTTTTATTTCTTCCAGTGTTTCCGATTGAGTCTTGCTCGTCAGGCCCATTTCTATGGCCTTTTCAAAAACCTCGCTGAGATCCGGCGCTTCAAATGACTCCAAGAAAGACTGGAATCTAGAGTCGTTCTTTCTCTCAGATTCTTTTTTGAATTTGTTCTCGATAGAGCTTTCAAACCATTTTATTTTTTCAGTGATAAGATTCTGAATTGTATCATCTGATTCCTGCGGCTCATCTGCTGGGTCTTCCTCATCGTCACTGCGAACAACTCCTGTGTGCACCGAGTTGGGGTCAAAGTAGACATCACCTCCCTCTCTCGGGTTACGATTAGTCATTGCCCGGTATTCGTTTGCGTTGATGGCTCCCATATTGAATTCGATGTTTGCGATCTCGGCCAAGCTCTTCCTGTCCATCATTCCCACGGCAGAGTAGTTATGCTCTATGTAATGAGAATCAGATCTTCGCTCGGATTCAGTTAGCAGCTTGAGTTCGCATTCTGAAGAAATCTCGCACAGGATTGGAGCCAAGCACTGGTCGTGGTAGTTCCTGTTATCCTCCGACCTAGAACCATAGCCACCCGAATCCGGTATCCCAAGCTTTGAAGGGGGGATGTTAAACCAGTTTGCTACTTCACGACTCTGGATGATTCGAGTTTCAGACATTTGCGTCCTCTCAGCATCAACCTGAATCTGGTGCCATTTTGCGCCATCGCCAAGCACAAGGGTTTGAAATGCATCTCCACTCAGCTTGGCTCTCAGGCCCTTTTCCAAGTTGTCCTTTGCCTCTGGCTTGAATCCTGACGGGACTTCAAGTATCCCTCCGGGGTGGCAGCTTCCGGCGAAAAACTTGGATGCATGTTGCTGCGCAGCCAATCCAACAGACCAAGATTCCCTTGCGTTTTTGAGAAGGCTTGGCTCGATGACTCCCGGTACATTAACTCCTTCGAAGTGAAGAATCTCCTTTCGATCAAACCACTCCATAGTTCCATTTATTTCAGAGCCGTACTTATTCTTTCTTGCGTCCCAGCTTGTGCGATCAGGCAGTAGGTGGTAGAGACCCCTGATCTGACCGTTGAGGCTCTTATCAATCCAGACGTAGCAATTATTCCAAAGCAAGTAGTGGAAGACACAGCGGTTCCAGAACTTCTTTGCGCTCATCGTGTCGTTTGGGAACCTTGCTATCCTTGAGAATGCAGAGTGAGTCTTCGCAATGTCCCTAGCCTTTGGCCCAAGTTCAGGAAGTCTCTTGTAGACATTAAGCCTGAGTTTTGAGACATCGCCTGAAATCATATTTACAGCTTGCCACACAGGTGCGTAGCTAAGCGACTCACCCACTCCCACTTTCAATCCCGAAGCTGTAGTCTTCAGCTCACCAAACTCTTTTACGAGTTGGTTGACAGAAAGGGCCTGTGGAGCTGGCTTTGTAAACCAGCTAAAAAACTTTTTTATCATCATTTATTCCATTTTTATACAAGCCAACCGTTTTCTAGGTACATATCACCTTGAGGAATGTACCCGATGTTGTTATACGCGCTATTTAGACCCATTATGCTGGCAACTATGCCATCGATTTTCTTGACACCCTCTCGCTCCTTCACGGGATGTTTTTTACCCGCCTCATTCAGTTTAACCTGAACATTCCCCGCCTGCCACGACAAAAGAGAGTTGCCCGGATGCTTCAGTCTTCCACCGGCAAGAAGCGCTTCGAAGTTGTCAGTTGGGCCAGCGAAATTTGATGTGGACTGCG